ACAATTTCTAGTTCCGTTAGGCTTAACGTACGTATTCTCTATCGTATATTCATGCCCATGCTTACAGTGCGTGGTTCGCTCGCGCACTTGCTGCCCTTTCTTTGGCCACGAGCGCCAGATTGCCAGAGCGTGCTGGATCGTCCGCTGACGATATGGAGAGAGAAGCGCGTAAAGAGTCATCATGACGCCTGCCGCTTGTCGCTGCCTGCTGGTATACCACACCCATAATTCGTGATGATGGTTCGGTTTATGTGACTGGTCGTTACGACTTAGCTTGCCACCGAAAATGCGAACAAGTTTATCCAAGCTTTCACGATAATTCTGCGACACGTGGACACGCAATTGCCCGTGCTTATCCACGGTAAAACAGCCTTCGCCATCTAGGAAGCCAGCCGCCCAATGCAAATCGGTGATGGCAATCATGCTGGCGCCGCAACTCCGACAATGATGATGTTGAGCGCTTCCATCTCGCGCGCCTTCGCCTTGTCGCCTTTGAGGAAGGCATCCCGCCAAACCGTGTCACTCATAAGGTCAGCCTTGCGTGCGACCGCCTCATCGCGCGTCATCGGCGCGTTGCCAGCGCCCTTGTTCGTGCCCTGGATGAATTTGTCCTCGCCGATCTTCGTGCCGATCGTGCGGAACATTTCCATGACGCGGTCGTAGCCGATGACGCTTTCGAGCGCCGCGATATCGGCCGGTGTCACTCCGAGCGCAGCGGCCGAGCGTTGCGCGACGAACATATTCGCCGCTTCATTCGGCCCCCAATTTTTCTTGAGGGCGGCTTTCTGCTCTGCGAGTTTGGCGGTGCGCTCTGCGTTCTCCGAAGTTTCGGCGCCGTCCAGATACTTCGCGAATTCCGCCGCGACTGCGGTGGCCGCATCCTTCGGGAGGTTCAGCTTATAGGCGACCTCCCGCATCGTGTTCTGGAAGCCTTCTTCGAGCGCCGAGCCATCGGCGAACTTGACGCCAGAGAAATCGTACCCCTTCGCCTCGGCTGGCTTCCCGAGCCGCTTCCACACGGCGTCCCAGCCTTTTTCGTCGCTCAGTTCTTTCGGCAAACGCACGAGAGAATCCGCTGGCGCACCGACGAAACGCTCGGCTTCCTTCCACGCCTTGGTCGCCTCGACCGCAACCTCGGCTGCGGATTTATTTGCCCAGCCTTTCGCGGTCCAGTGGCCGACCGTTGCTTCGTCAACGCCTGTGACGCCTTGATACCACGGAACGTTGGATTGCTGCTGCTGTTGCTGCTGTCCAGAATCAGGCATCGGGCGTGTCCTCGTCGGATGGGGTCAGGATATTACGCTGGTCGTATAGCGCTTGCAATTGTTCGGGAGTCAGGTTCATATGTTGGGTCAAACGTAACCAAACCTCACGCCTCCCTTCGAGCCGCGCGTGATGTCTCGCATCGTCGCTCCAAGTGGAAGTGGTTGCTCGGCAGAATCGAGCGAGATCAGAGAGAACGATATTCCCCGCAGGAGAACCCTTGAGTTCGAGGTATGCCGCCTTGAGCGATGAGACGAGCCGTTTGTTCGTGAGAGCGAGTTGATACGCCCTCTTTCTGTCGCGGAGGAAATCGATGACACGGCTCATGCGCCTTGCACTTGTTCGGCGAGCGGCCTACCGGGTGCGGCGGGCTGCTGGCCTGGCGGAACCTGCCCACTCTTCGCGGCTACTGCCTGCGCTTTTACCATTGCGGCCTGCGCCGGGAGCGCCTGAATCTGCTGCTGCTGGCGCATGGCCTCCGCGCGACTCTTGCGCTTCTGCGCAATCTGATCGTCGCTTGCAACCCATGACGCGGGTGTACCGGCGATGTAAGCGATCTCCGGCATCGCGGTGTCCATGTCGGCCCAATCTAGGTGGCTGGGGTCTTGGGTGATGTTGATAAGCTCCTTCGAGAATTCCACGGCGCGCATGAAGCCCGCGGCTTCTTGCGATCGAGCCGCCTTCGACATCGGGGACTTGTACACAACCTTGTACGAGCCGCGCGCTTCGCGCAGGCGCGGCGGCATCGGGTGATTGCGGAACGCACCGATCGCCATAGCCACGTCGAGTTCGCGCTCGATCATGTGCGAGAGATCTTCCTCCTGAGCGCCGACCGTGGGGGCGAGCAGGATGCCTTTCTGGTTCATGATTTCGATGACCTGCGTTGCGGTCATCTGCGGCAAGTCTTTGAGGTTGAGGGCGAGCTGGAAGAGATTGACGAGGAAGGCATCCTCGATGAGCGCCTTTTCCTCGGCCATCATTTCTTTGCTGATCTGGATGTTGCCGACAGGGATCGTGCCGATCAGGGGCTTCCCATCAGGCGACATGCCGCCCTTGTTGAGCGCGCCCGGCCGCAGGCTCGGATCGACTACACCATCGTCGGTTGTGAGAAGCACCGGGTCTGCGGCGCGGTGGCCAGCCTTCAGGAACGTGCGCTTCTCGGCGTTGAGGGTCTTAAGGGAGGGCAGGACATTCATCGCTGGTGAGCGCCCGTAGTCCTCGTTCGGGGCGTTCGAGTAGGTAGAGATCGCCGCGGGGAATTTACGATAGCCGCCCTCTGAGAGAAGCGTCCTGCCGGTAAGCGCGATGTAGTAACTCGCAAAGGGCTTCCCCTTCGCATCCAGTCGCTCCTCGTCGTAGTCGCCTCGCGGGCACACGCGATGCAGGAAGTCGTACAGCATCTCGGAGTTCGCACGGAGCGGCGCGTGCAGTATCTCGGGGATGCGCCCGCCCCACTTCTGGTACGCCTGCCGCGCGGTGAGCTTGAACCAGCGGCAGAATCCATCGACGAGTCCCTGGTGATTCTTGCGGATGAATAGTTCCCCCATCGGGATCGACTTGTAGCGCAGCCCCGGCTGATACGGGTGCTCGGTCGTGTCGAACTCGTCGATGAAAAGACCCTTGGTGCCGAACGCTCCGAGCTGCGTGAAGCAATCGGTGATCTGGCCGGTGAAACCGGAATACGGCGCATAGCGCAAATCGAACAGGATTCTCGTCGCCGTCTCGAACCACAGGCGCGAGGCGCGGTCCTTCATCACGTAATCGTCGTTCGCCTCCAGCCCATGCCACATCATGTTCTTCGGCGTGAGGAGAGAATTGCAGATGGCAGCGAATTTGTTCAGCGCCATCATGCCTGTCGAGTCTACCTGCCGATCGGTTTTTTTCTGCCCCGGCCAATTGAAGTTGTTGTAGAAGAAAGTGTTCCGAGAATTGGGGTAGATCAGCTCGGCCACCTCCTCCCACTGTGACGCGAATGTGTTACGCCAAGTTGTGAGCTGCGAGAACTCGCGCAACGACTCCTCGACGATGTCCTCCTCGTACTGCGTCATGATGCGCGGGAGGGCGGGGAGATCGTAGCTTTGCATCAGTGCGTGACCAGCCAGCAGACGGCTAGGATGGTGGCGAGACTAAGGAATTGCAGCGCTGTCACACGCTATACCCGCCGCTATACCCGCCCGGGTAGAGCGCTTGCGCCGCGGGACTCATGCTCGCGCTAGCCATCGCCTGCGCCTGCTGCGAGAGTTTCTTTTTCTTGCGGATTTCCTCGTCGCGGACTTCCTGCTGGAGATCAAGGCCGAGATCCGTGGCTGCGGGTGAGAGCGGTAGATTCTTCGCTGGCATAGGCATCTTTCAGATCCCCCAGTTGTCGCTATCGACGCCGGCTGCGACTTCCTCGCGGTTGCGTGGTCGCGCAGTTTGCATCGGGCGCATGAGTTCGCGCGCTTCGCCTGCGCCAAGCATCATGTACTCGCCCGCCTCAACTGCGTGAGAGTACATGTTTTTGTCCCGCTTTGCACTGACAATGCCCTCAAGCACGCCTCGGAGCTTCTTGTACTTGAAGCCGCCCGCGAGTCCGATGCGCGCGACCTTGCACTGCGGATGGATCAGAAATCCAGGTTCCCCGTCGATCATCATGCGCATGTACTTCGCCGGCACTTCGCGGCGCACGGTCGGGTCGTTGGTGGGCGCGGCCCTGGCTTTGATGCCGTGGGCGGCGAGGATGCGGAACACATCGCGCTCCTCGGTATCCGCGGACTGCATGACATCGCCAGACGGGTCGCCAGTGATCGTAGCGATCGGGATGTCGCGGTAGTGGGTGCGAAGGTGGATGCCCAGGAGTTCGGCGAAGCGCACGATTCCGAAGGCGTCCGTCACTACCTCCGAGTGCCAGCGCCACGCGCCGTTCGGCAGCCGCCAGCCGATGATCGCCGCTGGCGTGTTGCCGAAGTCAAGGCCGAGGCGAAGTTGAAGGCCAGTTCCACGTGGAACCTCGAACTCCTTGCAGTGCGAACTATCGGAATACTCAGGATAAACAGGCGTCCCTTCCATAGCGAAGCCGTAATTCGCGCCCAGGAACACGCTGATCCAGTCCTCGCCCACGCCGTGCTGCTTGTCCACGTAGTAGTCCGCGGGCAGATTCGCCAGGTTCTCGGCCGCCGGGTTGGGCTTCCAGTGGCCGTCCACCTTCACCAGGCCCCCGGGCTGTTTGAAAAATTCCCAGCCTTCCGGGTGCTTATTCTCGGCGAACTCGTAGAGCCAGTGGCCGGCGTATGGCATGTTCGTGTCTCCGAACATCCCGTGCCAGGTCGGCCCGCCGTCCTCCATGCGCGGGTAGCGCCCGCAGCGGCCGTAGATCATGGTGATGAGGCCAAACGGGATGTCCTTGCACTCGTTCAACCAAGCGAAGGTGAGCGGCATGCCGCGGACCTTGTTCACGCCATCCGGGTCGTCAAGCCCCAGGAAATACACGTCCGATTGCACGCGTGTTCCGTCGGGAAGCGCGAAGCGCAACTCGTGGTGGGCTGGTGATGCCCAAGAGAACTCGCCCAACTTCCCCTGGAATTTATCCTGCGTGAGTTCGAGCCAATCGCGGAGGGCGGAAGCTTCAAGGTCGGTGAAGTTCGTGCGGGTCACGAGGCCCGTTGTTCGGCGCACACCTTGGCTGTCGGGCGCCTGCTCCGAGACGATCTTGAGCGCCTTCATGGCGCTGGTGAACGTTTTCCCGCTCCCGAGCGGCCCCATGATGAACGCCCGGCGCGAGCGCGTCTGGAGGTAACGCTCAAGGATCGGGCCGGAAGTGGCGAAGGATGCCTGGATCTCACGGACGGTCACTGGTTGATCCCGACCTCGGTGCAAAGCGCCAACTGCTCCGAGATGTAATCCAGGCACTCGTCGCAAAATTCCCGGAAGAACGAATCTGCTAACCTGACCACGTGCCCCTTGTGGCACCTCGCGCAGCGGTAGATTGCAACTCCTGTGGGCCGCTCACCACCCATGGTCATGCCGGTGTCATAGGTCATCGTCCGCGGTGGAGGACTGGCCGACAAGGGCCGGTAGCGCAGGCACAGGCGCACCGAACGACAGCCTGACAACCGTCTCGCCAGAGTGTTCCACCTGAACGGAGTCCCCGTACCGCCCGCGGTTCCACTTCGCCATCAGGCGCATGCGGGTATCGACCTTCAACTTCCTGTGCCCGAGCATGTCCTCCCGCACGGTTTCCGTGCCCTCGTCAGTCGTCTTGACGCGCTCGCCCTCTTCTGTTGTGTTGGCGATCTCAAGGGCCTCGTAGGCAAGGGCATCGGTGTAGATCCGCATCGCCCCTTCGAGGACTTCGACACGGCGCGGGTCATCGGCGATCCACGCAGCGAAGCGCCCATAGGGCACGTCCCACTCGCGACAGATTTTCGCAAGCGACTCGCCCTCGGCAATCCGCAGGGACAACTGCTCCATCGTTTCCCGCTCGGCCTCGATCAGCTCCGTGTAGCGCGCGAGGCGATCAGCCCGGACGGGCGCACTCACGACCAGCGCCCCGTCACCACCCGGTACACCGTCCAGTAGAACGCGCACACCACGAGCAGCGTGACCAAGCCGCCGAGATCGTCATACCACACGGCGTGCCCGGATGTATTCGAATCCACGATAGTTGACAACCTCTCCATGAGGTATGACTGGAGGCACTAAGTTACCATCCATGATTTGCCGCGCGTCTAGTAGCGCCGTGCCGTGAACCTTGCGGTACATACGGTAGGTCCGATAGGCTCGCTCCCAGTTGTCCCTTGCGATCAGCACCCGCAGATCGTGCTCCTGCGACGGGTGGATGATGCAGTACCAATTCTCATTGTCGCGGTGCCAACCGAAACTTGCCTTCCACGCGACGAGCTTCGCCACCACCACACTCGGCAGTATCGGCGCTAGCAGCGCAACGAGCGATCGCAGGAATCCGCGCCGGTTCATAGTACCGCGTATCTCCTCGCAGGCATCCCAGTGGGCCCCGAAACCCGATCGACCACCACCACCAACTCGTCCCTCTCCATCGCGGAGAGCGTCGCCGCCGTGCAGTCGTAGCTGTGGTCAATCACGCGCGCAACCGATCTCGATGTCATCGGCCCTCGCGCCTTCAAACACGCCAGTATCCGCACGTGCAACCGCCCGATCCCCTTTAGCCGCGGCGCGCGCCACACCTCGTGACGCTCCGAGTCGCTCCAGATTGCAACCGACGCATCAGCCGGACGACCGCGCCGACGAAACGCCAGCGCCACCAGCGCATCAAACGGCCGTGAACCAGACGGACTATCCACCCGCGCGACCCTGCGCCAGAATTTATCGAATGTCAAGCCCGTGTCTTGCGTACCTGGCGACGGCCTCAAGTTCCTCCGGGCTGGCGTTGCTCTTGAGCGAGTTCGCTCTCCAGGAGATCACGAACACGTTCCCTGGGATGTAGCCCTTCGAGTTATCCCAACGATCCAGCGTCGGGAGCGCATCGCTACGCGCTGGACGCCGGCCGCGTGGCGTTTCGTAATCAAGCCGCAATCCCAGGACCGGGCAAAATTCTGGCCAGACGATGTCGGTCGCGCGGATCGTGGCCTCCAGCCCAGCCTGTCTGCCACGACGGCGCGCGCGTAGGCACAAAGAACTTCGGAGCGGTTTGCGTTTCCCTCGCGCGGCTAGGCGTCGCACTTCTGCGTCCCTGGCCCTCGCCTTGGGGTCTAGCCTACGCAGACGCTTCTTCTCACGGGAATAAGCGCGCGCCCCTTCTACACCGCCGAACCTCTCGATAAGACGCTTCCATGCAACCGATGTCATTCGACCACTATAGCACCCCGGTCTTTTGAGGAGGGAAAATAATTTCAGAAAATCGTGCGCGACGAACCCCAGCGCGTCGCGCTGAACTGAACTTCGGCCCCACTCCACCGTACGCCCCGGTCTATCTGCCGGCGAGCTGGAATGCCGTCCACCTGGCCATTGCACACGTCCGAGCGCGATTTGACAGAATGGGCATATGCGCCAATAGCTAGCACATACTCAATGCAATCAGCACGTTAGCGCACGTCTGTGGATATTATTTGCGTGCTGGCTCACCGTCAACCTATCCATGCACAGGTTATGCACACGGTTATACACGCTCGCAGGCGCTCGGCTGGCTCTCGTTCAGTCGCTCTCGATCGTGCTAGTTGGTACATTTCTTGCTACGCGCGTACTCACGTACGATACGACAATCTTATATAGTAGTAGTAGTAGTAGTAGTGTGTAATCAAGTAGTTAGTATAGACGGTCAGTTGTGGTGTATGGTGATAGGATATGGGGATTGAGTCGGAGTGTGTAGCGCCATAGTTGGCCAATGGTACTGTGTGTGGCAATGTGCCCTGGAATACGCGATGCTCACGCGTTGACTGCGACACCAATACTGAGGTAGTCTGAGCGTGTGGTCAACTATGGGAGCGTCTGAGCATGCGAGTTGTGATCGAGCTATCGGATGAGGCATACGCGCGGTTTACGGCGCTTGGCGGTGAAGCTTGGCTGAACGAGCGGCTGAGATCCGGGGAGCGTAAGGAAGCCCAGGAGTGGTTGCGCTCGGCGCTGTTGGCCGGCCCGCGATACGTGGTTGAGCTGTATAACGCGGCGGAGGCTGAAGGTATTAGCGCAGATAGGTTGAGACGCGCTCGGCGCCGCATGGGCCTACCGCGTGCCAGGCGCGGCTGGGGAAAGGGCGCACGCCTGTATTGGGGATTGCCAGGGACGCTGCCCGATAAATACGGCGATCAGGCTGGTCGCAAGCCCACACGCAAGTGGACTTGACAGCCTAGCGCTAGGTGTGCGAGTATTCGTATCGCGCACCGGCCGCTTGCCGGGATCAATGACAGGAGATAGCACAATGAACCTGAAGCCGATCGCAGCGAATCAAACCGAAGTCGAGCTGGAGAATGGAACGACGGTGTTTTTCTCATACAAGACGCCAGTCGCGGCTCATGTTCAAGGTGAAGGCTTCGTGAAAACGGACAAGTACTGGTCGCGCACCACCTCGAAGCACATCGGCCAATTTATCGCGCGCAACGGTGGGCGTACCGCTGACACGCGCCCGCAATCGTTCTTTGACGCGCTTGCCTAACGCCCCTCGGGGCAGACTAAGGAGAAGGCGAATGAACGTGGCCGATTACGTAATGCAGCATGCAATCCGTGGCGCGTGTCAATGCGGGCGTTGCTTCGACGCGGTCGCCAATCCGAAGGATCGTCAGCCTACTGGGCATACTGCCGATCTCGTTTTCTTCAAGGTCGCGCAGAAAGACGGCGACGCCGTGGAATTCAAGCGGCTTGTTACTGACGGGTTCCCGCACTGGCTCGACGGGAAAGAGCATTCGTATCTGGAAACTGGGGCAGACATTGGCGATCAAGGCGTTGCGATGATGGCTATGGGCTTGGGTTCAATCCTCGGCACTTGGAAATTGCTTACCCCGGCGCTGCTTCCGCTATCCGACGACCTCAAGATGCAAATGGCTGGCGCTGGATACATCTCGATTCAAGCCACCCACCCCGCATCCTAACTGACACTGGAGGAGAGATGAGCGCACACGAGTCAGATTTCGCGGGACTAAGTGATGAATTCTTCGACGATTTGACCAAGCAAGTGCAGGACGTGGAAATCCAGTTCGAGTTGGTCCGCGCTCAACGCGATCATCTGCTCGCTGGCTTAGTCGCCGCTGTCGAATGCGTCCGCGTTTGGCACGGCATGGGGATGTCCAAGGAAATCGAGCCGGATATGTGGCGTCTCTACTGGGAAGGCTCACCAGAAATGAAGCCAATCCGCCAAATGCTCGAAAAGTATGCGAAGGCTGAAGTCGCTAGCCCCGCCTCGCGCACATGAGCATCCCTACTCCACGGACAGATCATTACCGCGCTGAGTTCAAGCGGCGCAAGGAGCACAGCGAGCTTGTAGATTGGCTGCTAGATGAATTTGAGCAGGAGGAGCGCGGGCATACCGTAAAAATCTATGAGCTTGCCCAGGCGCGCGCAGTCAGCGAGAGAGTCATCATGATCCTGACGAAGATTCACGGCTTTATGATGCCGGAGAATATTCACCTACCCGACGGGAAAGACGACGTGCGCGATCAAATGCTACCAACAGAACACCCGTAACCCCCTCTACAGGAGCGCGAATAGGATGGAAGTTACGGCATCCAATCTGGCGGCGCGCGTTTCTCGCTCTCGGGTTCCTTGACCTTCCAGTACCAGATCGCATCTTTCCCGAATCCTTCGCGCTCGGAGACTATTCCGAGCGATTTTTTTGCCCGTTGCAGCGTGGTGAGCGAGTGGCCGGCTGACTTGGCGGCGCGCTGGACTTCCGAAGCCTTGACGCGGCCCTCGGATAGGGCTTCGCGCAGGAATTCCTTCGCATCGCCCATTTCGGCCCGCTCCTCGTGTGTGAGAGGAGCGCCAAATACCTCTTCCGTCGTTGTCTCGACTAGCTGGCCCTCCCACATCACGCGGGACGTAGGAATCGGTGGATCTGTCGGTAGCGCGAAGCCTTCGATCTCGTAGGCAAGGCCCGTTTTATCTTGGCCGAGGTTATTTTTCAGCGGCATGAATAGGCGCCGCTGGCGATTGTCTTTGTCGGCGGCGACGCCCCACACGGCGCGGCACAGGGCAGCGAAGGCGATGGACCCTTGCACGCGCATGAGAGCATTGGTCGATTGGGACTTCGTGAGGTGCGAAACCAGGATGATCGCCGCATTCTGCGAGCCGGCAAGCGTGGTAAGCGGCGCAAGCATGCCACGGACCTCGGCGTTCTTGTGGGAGTCGGTCTCGCCAAGGTAGGCGCTGACGGGGTCGATCACCACAAGCCGCACGTCGCGCAACTCGTCCATGAGGACCGCGAGCTTCGCTAGATCCTCGGCGAGGTTGAAACTGGAGATAAACTCGCCCCCACGGTCGTCGGTCCGTTTGACCGCTTGGAGCGTATGGCAGCGGGTCACGTCAGCGCCGGCCGCATCTAGCCGCGGGCGGATTGTGTGCCTGACGTTGTCCTCGGCCGAGAGGATTAGGACGCTCCCCTGCTCGGCTTGGTTGCGATCGACCGGCCACAGACCGCCGTTCGTGACTACTGAAGCGAGAGAAGCGCAGATCTGAGACTTCCCCAGCCCCGGGTCTCCAACGATCATGGTCAGTTCACCCAAGGGTATCCGCCCCGGCCAGAGCCACTTGACGGCTTCGGGCGCCACGTCCGATATCCGGGTGTAGACCAGCCGCGAGAGGACTTCGGCCCTAGCGGCTTGTTCCTGCCGCGCTACGCGCTCCTGTGGGGTGATTGGAGGCCCAGCCTGACCGTTACCCTTACGAGGCGGCTGATCGGGCAGCGGCGGCTCAGGTGGCAAGGATGGTGCAGGCGGTGGAGGTGGTTGTGGTAACGATTCCGGCCTGAATGGCTTGGTGCGATCAGCCGCCCACGCCTTCGCTATCTCAGGCGTCCAGCCCTCAGCGTCGGCTATGTCCCAGCCCTGGGGTGTCGAAGTTTCGTCAGGTTGGGTAGCGGGATCGGTGCGCCTGAGCTGTGCGACCAGCGGTTCGAGCCGTTCGCCGAGTATCTGTATCGCGCGCCGGCCCGCGTCATCGTTGTCAGGCAGGAGGACTACCTTGCGGCCTCGTAGCGGCTCCAGATCCATGTGCTGGGCCGCGTTCGCCCCGCCCACCATGCCAAGGTGTACTTGCCGCGTGAGCAGCAGCGCCGCAGCGACGGCTTTCTTGGGCGCCTCGTGGATCATGACTTGGGCATCGGGGCGGGCCGCGAGCTGGTCCAGGCCGAAGAACGGCCTCGGGTTGGCCGGGTGCTTGCACTCCCAGCGCGCCGGTTCGGAGTCCGAATAGCGGCCGTAGGTGAAAAATCGAGTTTCTTTTTTGCCGTCGAGCATGTAACGCGCTTCGTAGAACCAGGGCGCGCCATCTGGCCGGCGGATGATCCAGTGCGTGACCGGCGCGCCAAGATCGCCGCGGTTGAATTCGGGCAGCGAGCCAACTGGCGGGACGAGCTGCTGGCGCGGCGGGGCTTTCTTGCGCGGTTCCTGCTGGATCGGCTTCGGATCGGTGCTGTTGCCATTTTGCAGCTTGGCGATCGCCTCAGGGAAGGTGCAATCGAAGTACGAGCGCACGAATCCGAAAATATCCGCGCCATGCTGCTCGTGAGCGCCGCAAGCGAAGCACGCCCACAGTTGTTTCGTGGGACTTACCGAGAGGCTAGGATTTCTATCGTCGTGGAACGGGCACAGACCCTTTAACTCGCTGCCGTTTTTTTTTAGCTCGATGTACCTTGCGACGTACTGGGCAATGTCGATAGAGCCACGAATTTTATCGACATCAGCGTCGGATGACATGGAGGAATCAAACCGCGGTCTTGCTGCGACGTTTCTTGGTTGGCTTTTCTTCCTTGAGTACCGCGTATCCCCATTGCCGGAGCTGATCGACTGCCATATCGGCTAATTGCTCACTCTGGAATTCTGCGAGTCGCGTGATGGTTTTATTGAAAATTGGGCCGCTATCTCTGAAGTTTTCGCAATAGTATCCAGCGTAATAGCGTTTTTCTTCATTGATCTCGCACGTCACGACTGTTGTCATCACAGTTTCTCCAAATCTTTCCGCTCGCGTACTACAATCGCCATGCCCCCGCTCGCGTTGATGCGGTTGATGAAGCGGAATTGCGCGTCATCTACGCCTGGGGCGTCGGGCGCTTTGGCTTCGACCGTTATCAGCTGCGCGATGACGCTGCCGACCATGTCGGGGGAGATTACAACCTGCCGATAGCCGATGAAATCGGAGGCTCCGTTAGGCCCGACACCGAATCGTATCGGCCCGGCATCCGTCATCGCCGAGCCGCTGACGTTGCGCCAGAGCACTATGTCATCGCGCTTGCTGGAGTACTCGCGGATGGTCTGCAGCACGTCGGCCTCGGATACGCGCTGCTCGTTCTGCGTGTAACGGCGCTTGAGCGGGATCGGCGTCTGGGCCACAGGTTCCTTGTCGTTCATCGCGGCGTAGAATCTATCAGCCGCGTTATTCTGCGCGAGCACGTCGCGCAGCTTGGGCGGGAAGCGGAGCTTTCTCATAGGCGGATGGTCGCGCCATGATACAACTCCACGCTCGCTTTCTTCTCTGGCGTCGGCTGCTCGCGTGGGATTGCGAGGATTGCCTCGCCTAAGGGATGCAGCACTCGAACGAAAGCGTGGACAGGGAACTGCGCTCTCATCGCTGCCTTCTCCTGCTCGTCCATCCGTCCTCCGTTGCCAGCTTCGCAGATTGCCGACGCGGCTGGCGGCGCGTCTGGAAAGGAATGCGATAGGCGCTTCGAGCAGCATGAGGCCGCAGCGCGCTACCGCCCGCTATGGATTATCGAATCTGCGAGTCTAAACACCCATTCGGCAAGATGGAAGCGCGACCTCATGTTCCGTTACGCTTTAGCCGCCGCGCTTGAACGCCCTTCATGGCGATCTCGCGCAGCCGCGCCTTCGTCAATCTACGAGCGCGCGCTTTGCCACCCCTTGCGCCGAGTATGCGCGCCATTGTTTGCATGTCTGATTTGGTAATCGGTCGATCTTCCATGAGCGCATTATATTCCAGAAGAAGCGTCCGAAGTCAACTAGCGGTAAGTGGTTGAAAGGATAGGGTCGCAAAATCCGCTTGACAGGTAGCGCTAGGTAAGCGCAGACTTTCGCCGTCATGGTCAACGATTACTACGACGGGAGAGTCCCGATGGAAATGCAAGAGCATATTTCAGAAACGATTCAGCGGGTGAGTGAGGCGTACTGCCTATACTACCGGCTACCGATACGACGCAAGTTCACCGATGAGCAGCTTGAATCCGCGCTCGAACGTGTCCGCGAAGCCATCGCGCTCCAGCAGCCACTCGAACTGTCGGACTTCTCGCCGCATGTGCGCTCGACCTACCGGGACGAGAAGGCCAAGGACCGGCGCGAGGAATTCAAGCATTCGGACGCGTGCTCGAAAGCGGGGGTGGCGGAATGAAGTTCGATGGTGGTCCAGCGTTTGCGTGTGCAGCAGGAACAGCGACTGATGCGGATGTTTTTCAAACGGGCTTATCTCTACGCGACTATTTCGCGGCAGCGGCTATCCAAGGAATCTGCCGCGACACGCATTTGGGCGCGGTAGAGGCAGGCGTAAATTATTGGCGCGCGGTACCGCAAATCGCCTACAATCTCGCCGACGCGATGCTCGCAGAGCGGGAGAAGCAATGATCCTCGGCCGCATCGTGTGTTTGTTCAAGGGGCACAAGCGCGGCAAGTTCTCTCGTACTGTCGAGGTCGAGCCGAATATCCGTGTCGGCATCTTCGCCTGCCCGCGCTGCGGACGCGAGACGCGCTATAAGGTCAAGCCTGCTCCCGCTCAATCGCCAGCCGCCCCGTCCTCCATCACCGTCCAGGAAGCCAACGCCGAGTACATCGCCAAGAGGAAGGTATGAACGCCATCGATTACCATGCAGATGCCACGGGATATCCGCCATCACTTTCTTCGTCCATTGCGAAACTACTGATTACGCGCAGTCCGCGGCACGCTTGGCTCGCCCATCCGCGGCTGAATCCGAACTATCGACCGGAGGAATCATCGCGCTTTGACCTCGGCTCTGCGGCCCACGCATTACTCGTCGAAGGCCAAGACCGTATGGCGGTCGTCGAAGCGCAGGATTGGCGAACGAAGGCAGCGCAAGAAGCCCGTGACGCCGCCCGGGCGCAAGGGAAATTCCCCGTGCTCGCTTACCAGCATACGGTGGTCAAGGAAATGGTCAAGGTGTGCAAACAGGCGGTCGCAGATAACGAGGATCTGGCCGGTTACACATTGGACGGGGGCGATGGCATATCCGAGCACGTGATCGTCTGGCATGAAGGCGCGACGTATATGCGTGCGCGCCTCGATCGAGTGTCGAAAGATCGCAAAGTGATCTTCGATTACAAGACTACCGACAACGCAGAGCCGGAATCGTTCCTGCGGCAGATTTTCTCGCTCGGCTACGACGTGCAAGGCGCGTTTTATCTCCGGGCGAATCAGCGACCGGAAACGAAATATGTGCTCGTCGTGCAAGAGATCGAGCCTCCATACGCCGTATCATTTCTCGGCCTATCGCCTGACGTGATCGAACTCGGGAAGCGCAAGGTCGAACGTGCGATCGCGCTGTGGCGCGAGTGCATGGCAAGCGGCAAGTGGCCCGGATACCCGCAGCGCGTGTGCTACGTCGAGGCACCAGCTTGGGCGTGGGCAAGGGAGGAGGAACATGGCATTCCAGCTTAAGCCGGCGGTCCGTGAGGCCACTCCGCTGATCGTAGGTCTGGCTGGCCCGACGAAATCAGGCAAAACCTACTCGGCGCATCGGCTTGCGGCCTCGCTCGCCAATGGCTCGCCGATCGTCATGCTAAACGCCGAGGGACTGCGCGGCCATCAATACGCGGACAAGTTCCACTACATCGCCTGCGACATCGAGCCACCGTATAGCGCAGCTCGATACGAGGAAGCCTTGCAGGAAATTGCGAAATCAAAGCCCGGTTGCATCATCATAGACAGCATGAGCCATATGCACGACGGTCCAGGCGGACTTCTGGAACAGCATGACGCCGAACTCGACCGCATGGCCGGCGACGACTACAAGAAGCGCGAGCGCATGACTTGGACGGCCTGGATTCGTCCGAAGGCCGACGAAAATAAGTTCGTCTACACGCTGCTCTCAATGAAATGTCCCGCGATTCTGTGCTTCAGGGCCAAAGAGAAAATCAAGATCGTGAAGGGTGGTCCGCCAATTGATCTTGGCTGGCAACCCATCGCCTCGGACAAGATCGCGTTTGAAACCATGTTCACACTGATGCTATCCCCGCATTCGAAGGGAAAGCCTGACATCGCCATATCCGAAATGCGCGAGCCGTTTGACACGATGATCGAATCCGGCCAGCAAATAGATGAAGCGCTTGGCAAGAGGTTGCTAGCTTGGGCCGCAGGCGCCTCCAAGCAACCATCGCCACAATCGCGCGTCGCCAAGATCCTCGAACGCTTCGAGGGATTCGCCGAGCAGCAGATTGTCGATGCGCTCGGCAAGTCGATCGAGCAGGCGAGCAGGGACGAACTCAATGCGGCGTGGAACAAGCTATCAGCACCAAGTGAGCAGGAACTATGACCTCCGCGCGGGATCGAGTGGTGAAGGGCGAGCGTTGGATGACGCCGCCTGAGATATTCGATCCGTTGATGGCCGAGTTTAGATTCGATCTGGATGCTGCTGCCGATTACGACACCAAGCGCGCGCCGCGCTACCTATCCGATGCTCTAGCGCTTGACGATTGGCCCGGAGAGCGGATCTGGTTGAATCCGCCCTACGGTCAGAAACTCGCGCCCTTCGTCCGCCGCGCTCAGATCGAGGCCGACAAGGGAAAGATCGTCGTGGCGCTCATCCCGTTTCGCTGCCGAGCCGCTTGGTGGCACGAAGCCGTGATCGGTAAAGCTACGGAAGTCCGCTGCATCCGCAAGCGTCCTAAGTTCCTGCGCGCCGACGGATCAAGGCCAAAACTCACCGGAACGTGCGACTCGTGCATCATCGTGTGGGACGGCAAAGCGAGCGGCAAAACTATCATGAAATCCTATCAGCCAATGACCGCCCTCGCCCGCAGCCAACGTAGAAGGGGGAAGCATGACCGTGGATAAGCTAGAGCAGCTTGCGATTCTGAGCGAGAAGGCGACGCAGGGGGAGTGGCAGAACTTGCGCGGCTCAAGGATTGAGGGTGTGACCGAGAACGGTATCAAGCGCATTGGAGACGCCGCATTCATCGCCGCCCTGGTGAACTGGTACAGGTCGGGCGGGGCCGAGCTTGTGCGCGATGGGCTGAAATATCGCAAAGAGCAGGAATGCCGACAAGGGCTAGAAGATTATCTTTTTGGGACCAGCGTAGGTTCTTTCGAGGAATTCGCTTTAAAAGACCTTGCTGTTTGGGATTTGATAGATGAAGTAGAGGCGCTTCGACGTGGGGTAGGATTTACGCACGTCGGGCCTGATCCTCTGCTGCGCCTCAGAGACAAATGGGCTGGCCTTATTGATCGAGAAGAACTGCTGCGTAACATTCAAATGGTAAGAGAGTCGCGTGAACGTGCCGCCCGCCAAGCCGGAGGAGAACGATGAGTGACACTACCGCGCCAAAGTCCAAGGGTTGCCCGTATTGCGGGTGCGCTCCGCATGACAATATCGGGCAGTGCCCGAAAGTCAGGGAGATCGAGTATTACCCTGATGGACAGGTTAAACGCGTCGTGAAACATTCAGATAGCGAAGCAACAAAGCAGTTCAAAGCTTTCTTCGGAGCCGCCCATGACGACTGACCCCAAGAGCGCCGTAACTCCGATGGCAGATGATAGGAAGTTCAAAGCAAGGACAGAAAAGTACGGTGTTGCAGAATATGTCCTCGCTGTTGAATATGCTGAACTCGAACTAGAATTCTATAAGGCCAACAAGCGCCATGCTGATGCCGAAAGCGAACTCTC